CTACATCGCTGGACCGATCGTTTTCCTCCTGAATGGATTGATCAGGAAATTCAACTGCTACCTGGTGCCAAGCATATATACATTGCAAGGAATTAACATGTTTGAAAAACTCAAGAAGTGGCTGTTGGATGAGCCAGAACTTCCACCCCCTCCGCCGGAACCAGAGCCGAAGCCAAAGAAACCACGAGCGCCAAGGAAGCCCAAACCGGAACCCAAACCGGAGCTGACTGATAAGGAAAAGGCTACGTTAGCAGGTGAACCGTATGTCTCTATTCTGAGTGTATCGCTAGACCCAAATGACATCAACAATGGATCCTTTGAGCTAGATTGGAACGATAAATTTCTCATTAATCTGGTCAAGCAGGGATATAAATTCTCTATCAAGGATACTGATTCCCAAATTATTGATCGTTGGTTCCAAAATGTCTGTCGCAATATCGCAATGGAAGTGTATGAGCAAGAGATTGCTGATCCTGAAAAACGTGACGAGAGTGATGTCCGCATCATTCGGCAGCGAGACCTTGGCGACGGTCGGACAGAGGTAAGCTAAAATATTTTCAATTAGGGCTTGACATCCGCGCAATAAGTGTGTATATTAAGGCATAGTCATCAATCACACAAGGTAACGATGCCGTGTCTAACACTGAAAAAAATTCTACTACAGGTGCTTTCCCGATCAATTGGGCGCCTAGCAAGGTAAAGGGAACTCGTAAGGTTAATAACCAGCTGGCTCGTAAGTCTGGTGAATTTTATGTCCAGACCGTTGCCGAGCGTTTGGAGGAAGTCAATGTCCCTAGTAATCAAGGACTTCATGATGCAGTGGATGATTACCATAAGAAGGGAATTTCTTTCTCTCTGAAAAAACTTCCTATACCGTTGAAAGTTAAACTCAAGTACATTCTTATTGACGAAGACATCCAGCGTGAAATTGATCCTACCCATGTTATGCATATTGTTCGCGAATTTGATGCGCGCCGTGTCAATCCTATTTTTGCTGTAAAGTTCCCTGGCGAAGACCACTATCACTGCACTGACGGACAGCATACTGTCGTAGCGTTGGCTAAGCTTGCACAAGCAGGTCTCATTGATGAAGTAGATGAGAGTGAATGGGAAGAAATGGAAGTTGACGTTCTTTGCGTGGAAACGACGGACCGCTCGTTTGCTCGTGAACACTTTGCATTTATCAATGGCGTCGGCAAGAAGAAGATTGATGAATATGACAATCACAAGCAGCGGGTTTTGAGTTATCGTCTGGACGGTAATACCACTAATCAAGAATATGCGCTTGCTGCTGAAAAGCAAACCATCTGTGAAAATAGTGATGTGTATCCAATCGGTAAAGAAGATGAAGTAAATCTCGGAATCCCCGGGACTCTTACGCACATGGCCGCTATCAAGACGATGAAGCCAGACATTTTGAAATTTATTGTGAAGAATCATAATACGTTTTGGAAGGACGAGGTAGTGGATGCTGCTGAATTCGGCTTTAACAAGCATCTTTACAACAAGGCTCAGGTCCCAGTTGACAATCCAGACTTTGTTCAGTTTCTGACCAATCTAAATGCTATCATCAAGGAACTGTTCACTAATCCTAATCAATTGAATACTACGGTAGGAGATGCATATGCTTCTTATTCTAAGGCAGTTTACGGAACAAACAAGAGTCTGCATGACACTGCTATCCTAAACGTAGTACTGAAAATTTATCAGAAGTTAGGTGGTACTTATCCGGTTCCTGATATTGTGTTGTCTCATTCAGAAGCAGGTCACGATCTATACGAGTACTTGCCCACTAACATTAAGGACAAGGTTAATACCCTTGGTAACAAGTAATGAAGCGTTTCCTCTATATCATTCAAACTACACATAATAACACTTTAGGGTTTGGAGTGTGTGCTAATCCAGGAAAACGCTTGCAGGATTACGTGGCACACAGCGCCTGCAAGCAAGAGTTTGCTTGTTTGTATTACGGAAAGAAAACTGATATTGATGCTCTTGAAAAGTATATCAAGAACGAATGGTCTAACCTGCGACTTAATATCAATGGTAAGTGGAAGTGGGAATGGATTGATCCAGCGACAAACAAGACGATAGCCGATTTGATTGCGCTGGTTGATAGCAAGATCATCGGGCATCCGATGCCTAGCGTAGGTAAATTGAAGCCTGAGTATCTTCCATTCAAGAATTATTATTCAAAAACTGATATCAGAAAAGATGTACTAGATTTCTTTGCTGACAAGTTCTTAGAGTTTATAGGCTTGACAACCTCTGCAATACCAGCTATAATATACGTATAAATAGAGAAAGCATCCGATGAAATATGCACTGATTGACACTGCTAACACGTTCTTCCGCGCTCGCCACGTTGCCTCCCGCAACACTGATACATGGGAGAAGATCGGCATGGCTATGCACCTCACGCTCTCGTCTGTAAATCAGGTCGTGCGTAAGTTTGGCATTGATCATGTCGTATTCTGTCTTGAGGGTCGGTCTTGGCGTAAGGAATTCTACAAGCCGTATAAGGCTAATCGTGTCGCAGTGAATCCTACAGTGGCTGAAGTTGAAGAGAACCAGATGTTCTGGGAGACTTATGATCACTTCACTACATATCTGCGTGACAAGACGAATGTTAGTGTGCTGCGTCATCCTAATGCGGAAGCAGATGACATCATCGCACGATTTATTCATCTACACCCAGATGATGAACACTTCATTATCTCCAATGACACTGACTTCTTGCAATTGATCACAGAGAATGTGCATCAATATAATGGCATGACTAATCAGGTAATCAAGTTAGATGGCTATTATGATGATCGTGATCGTCTCGTAAAGGACAAGAAGACTAAGGAACCCAAGCTGCTTGAGGATCCTGAGTATCTCCTGTTCAAGAAGATCATCCGGGGCGATTCTAGCGACAATGTGTTCTCTGCATATCCAGGTGTTCGTGAGAAGGGTACTAAGAATTCGGTCGGCATTCGTGATGCATATGAAGATCGCAACAAGCAGGGTTTCAACTGGAATAACATGATGTTGCAACGCTGGACTGATCATGACGGTGTAGAACATCGCGTGAAGGATGACTACGAGCGCAATCGTTCTCTGATTGATCTTACGGCGCAACCGCAAGAGATCAAGGATAAGGTCGATGAGGTCATTCGTGCTGATGTACGTACGGCCACGACTCCGCAAGTTGGTATTCATCTGATGAAGTTCTGCGGCAAGTATGAACTCACCAAGATTTCTGAGCAGGCTGAAACTTACGCTAAGTGGCTCAATAATCCGTATACAGGAGCATTGATTAATGAGTGATATTAATTATGAAAACCATAATCTGCCTCATTGGGCAGAAGTCCGTGACGAAAACGGAGGGACTATTTGGAAATCTTATGACAGGGCGCTTCCCCTTACAGAAATTTATTCCGCCAATAAAGTGATTCGTAGAAATAAGGACGGTTCCTATGAGTACATCAAAAATCGCGGGGCCAATTATTTTGGAATGATGACTGAGCAAGAAGAAAAAGAATTCATGTTCATCATGATATCTGCGGAACGGTACCGCTGGCGCAAGTGGTATGAGATTGTAGGAGAGGACTAACATGTTTTTCTTCGTAGGAAATAAATCACCACTAACGGCATTGAACAAAGTACATGATAGGCTTTATCTGGATGATGGCTGGGCCTCATTGAGGATTTCCGGTGAGATGGTATGGTACAAGGGATATAGCACTGATGTTAATCTTTCGGATGGCATCGGTGCTATAGTTTCTCATGGCTATCGTCCTGCAGGCAAGTGGTGTGTTATTGTTTTTGACGGTGACAACTACGACATAATGCATCCCCCTCTTAGAGGGTTTCCGCTATACGAGAGAGAAGATAGCAAGACAAATCTACAGTTAGAAGGATATGTACCAGTGCACTATCCTAAACTCTATATCACTGATTATGCTCCTATCACACTAGAAGAAGCATCAATCATCATCGGTGACCTTTTGTTAGAAAACACAATTAATTTTCTAAAGTATAATAAGGTTGACGAGATGAATGTCCTATGTTCTGCTGGTCTTGATTCCACAACATCTTGGGCTGTGTTGGACAGTGTTACTAAAGATTATACGCTACATGCATATGTTCCTAAGGTTAATGATAAGCTTTTACATGAATATATGGGCGTAGTCCGTGAGTATGAATCTGATCTACTAGATAAGATTTCCCAAGACTATTGGGGATATAGCATGATGAGCAGTTTCAAAGAACCTAACTGGTATCTAACTGGATATTATGCTGAGGCTATTCAATATCGCGACGGGCTAGCTATCAATGCAATTGCTAACTATCAAGGTAAGAAGATACAAGAACTCTGTACCGAAACGGATTATCTATATCATTTCCTGCACAGGCCTAATATTGTAGAACAATACAAAGATTCTATGCTCGTCTTTGATAATGATCAGGAGTTGAAAGATTATCTAGCGTATTGTACGATTTTTCATGATTATCAGATGTGGCATGTTGATAACAATATGACGTTCAGTCCGTTCGCTGATTACCGTATTACACAAACAATCAACAGATTGTCAGTGGAGGATATTACTAAAAATAGTGTTAGCGGGCTGATTCAACGCGAAATCATCAAGCGATTCAAGCCTGAACTATTGTCTTTGGTATCAGAATACAAGAACTCAAAGGATACATATGCTAATTTCAGACAGAACTTTGCAAATGTAACTTTGGATCCGCAAGTAAGGGTTAAACTACGATGAGCGATACTGAATACCTATGCAAAGATTGCAAGCATTCTTACATTAACCCTCTGACTAAGATAGCTAGTTATGTGTTTAGTTTTAAAGAGCCAGAGTCGTACTGGTACACCTGTACTAGATTGCCTAACTCTGATCGTGAAAAATTTAATCCGGTCACAGGACGATCCGTCATCAAGAATTTCACCCCTTTCTGCGCACTTGAAAGGGAACAAGGCTATTGCGGCACTGAAGGAAAATACTGGACTCCGAAGCGCAAGAAGGATTTATTTAAATTGCTAACAAAGGAACACAAATGACTGAACTCATAGCAAAACCAATCATCAAGGATCAATTTTGGATCGTCACTGACGGTACTAAAAAGGTCGGTAACATTGAAGCCAACAACGCTGGGTACGGTGTGCAAATCAATGGACACGCGCTTCAATTTAATAATACGGCTGAACTAAAGAAAAGGACTCACATCCGATTTGAGCCGATTAAGTCTAACAAGACTAAGGCTGCTATTCCGTATCCCGAGTATCCAACGACGCCAAAGACTTACAACTCGTTGTTTGATATCAAGCGCGGATTGCATCTCTTCACTACGACCCGGAAAAGCAAGTGCCAACATGCTGCTGGATGGTTCTTGATAAACCAGAATGGTACCAATCAAGTCGTGTTCTGTCCCAAATATATCTTCATTCAGCGTTATCCTTATCAGGGCCCTTTTAAAACGGAAGCTGAAGCAAGTAGCATAAATACCTAGTGATGCAATTTATACACATAAAAAGATTCATGGACAAGATGTCAATCGTTGAGTCCAGACAGACTAAAGATGTCGTGTTGCCTATCACCGATGCTAGAGGTTTGCGAGACGATATCACTAGGTTGTTGACGGATCTTTATGCGTTTAGTGCTGACCAGACTAAAAAAGAAGAAGTGATAGAAATACAGGTAAGAGGCGGATCATTTAAATGAGTAGGAATCAACCAAACGTACTCTTAGAGTACGTGGATAAGAAGACTTACAAGTGCGATCAGATCGTAGAAGCCTCCGGAATATGGGCAGTCTTTTATGATGACCAGCCTATCAACCTGAAATCCTCGCACTATCTCACGAATGACGCTGCGCCTAAGTACAAGAAGACCAGCTTCTCTAACCCCGGTCATGCTAGAAACCTCTGTCGTAAGTTGAATGCACAATTCAAGTCCGATAAGTTTACAGTGGTTTTCATGAACAGCGGATCTACTGTATATCCTGATGACTTACAAGACTAAAAAAGAGATCACAGAGAAGATTCTTCTTGAGTTAAAGGACGATCCTGATAATCCATGGAAGAATCTCACTCCGGATAAAGTAATTTTTCAATGGTGGATGACCGGTCGCAGTGGTTTTGGATTGAGACTCACTGAGACAGGTCACAAAGCATTGTCATATGCAAAGATAGAATACTATGAATTTCCTTTTGACATGGAAAAAGAAAAGAGTTTGGTAAAGAGCTGGGACCAATATATAAAACAAGTCAGCAAGAAAGTAGATTGCCCTTATTTCATAGGGGTAAAAGATAAGATACCGTTTATCAGAATATACGATCATCGTATAGCAATGATGATGACACTATACGGAAGCCTAGGAGAATATTTAGATTCCGTAATTAAGTATAAATAAACTCACAGAGTAATCTGTACACACACACATACACAGGAGAAAGATATGTTGGAACTATTGACTAAGACTGCCGTTGACACTGTTCAGTCGGTAAAAAAGACAGCGATTGACACTTTCGTAAAGCACGATGGTCTCGCTAAAACCCTAAACAAATTTGTAGATACTCAGACCGAGTATACCAAAAAGGCTGTAGAAGCTGCATTTGCCGCAAGTTCACAACTTGCCAGCACACTATCGGATAAGACATTCTACGCTGATAACATGAAGGCGTTGCAAGACGAAGTGAAGTCTTGGACCCCTAACAAGAAGGAGAAGTAAGATGACTAATCGTAATATTACCCGCATCGCTAGCCGAGCAGGAAATACTATATTGGGCGCAATTTGTTTGTGTCTACTATACTCTGTCGCAATCATTATAGTATAAGGATCAAGAGATGTCTAACGATAAGATTCCGGGATTGCCCGAATTTAAGGCGAATAAGAATGGATATGAGATCAGGTCTGATATCCTTGGAATGGCTAAGGACCTTGTACAGTCTGAATACTCAGCTAAGTTTATGGGCTGGGAACGCACTGTGACAAAGGACGAGAAGACAGGTGAGATCGTGACTACTGTCTCTATGCCAGAGTTTCCCGGACTTGAAAAGGTTCTTGAGACTGCCCAAAAGATGTATGATTTCGTCAATCAAGGGAAGAGATAAGACTGTAACTACAGACTAAGAAAAATGCCTGACTCGTCAGGCATTTTTTTTGATTTAAACGGTTGACATCGCCTACCCTTTTTGCTATATTGAATCATACACACGCATACGGAGTTACTCGGATGGCTAAGATTGATAGCGAAAAGCGTAAGTGGTCAACTGACGATGAGGTCACTCTGACCCGTCTGGTTATCTATGATCATTCAAGCAAGGAAATGCCTGAGTCTTTCAGCGTTCGTTTCAACCGTGATGTTGTTTACACAGGTTATGACTACAGTGAGGCCCTGCAAACTTTCATGATGTATGAGGAGATGTTTTGATGGTTAAGTGGTTTCGTAGACGATATTATTACATTCGGGTGCAAACCATATTGTTTGGATGGCGATGGATTTTAGGTGATCGGAGTCAAAAACCCGATATGGTGAAATATCGTGCATTCAATAAGAAGTATATAATGAAGATTTACTAGGAGATATTCTAATGGAAAAAGAAATGACAATGCTAAACAAACTTAAGGCCGATCAACTAACGGCTCGCAAGACTAATGACAAGATTGCGGCATCTTTGCTGACCACATTGCTTGGTGAGGCTACTAAGGTCTCTGATGAAGACTTCAAGAAAGGTGCTACTGAGATTACCGACGAAAAGGTGATCGTGACCATCAAGAAGTTCTTGAAGAACACGGAAGAAACCAAGCGTATCCTAGACGCTGAGTTTGAACAGGTCATGGGACATCCGATTGACAGCATGAAGACATATCCATTGACCGATGAAGGTCGGGTGTTCATGGAAGCCAGGACTCACAAGTGGCAGGCTGTTAAGCGTGAGATCATGATTTTGAATGAGTATCTTCCACAACAAATGGATGAGTCTCAACTACGCACTGCTATTGAAATGTTCAAGGCTGAAAACCCTGATGCGAATATGGGCAGTATCATGGCACACTTGAAGGCTAACTTTGCTGGTCTATATGACGGCAAAATGGCAAGTCAGTTGGCTAAGGGTTAGTCATATGATGCGTATCTTAAGGATCGCATTATGGACTATCGTTTGGATACTATATGGAATCCTAATGTGGTTTGTGATACAGATTGCAAGTGTCTTAGCCATGTTAGGATATTTCTAAAAGGTACGATTTCGGTTGACATCGGTTACCCATTCTGCTATATTGAATAATAGACTGAGAAAAAGGAACTGACCATGGGACAAGTTATTGAAGTTGATTTTTCTAAAAAGACCCCAATTGATGATGGTCTTTCTGAGTATCTAGATTATCTGCGTGGGCTTGGACTGGACGAAGACGATGTCCTTGATGTTCAAGATGCGATCCGGGACAAGGATAAGTTTCTTGAAGCAGATGATGTTATTCAGAAGTTTGCAACCGCTTGGTTTGATCAATTCAAGTAAATACATTGCTTAATAGGAGAAAGCAAATGTCTAACAACGGTCTTGCTAAACATAATGCAATCGCTAAGGACCTTCGCACGCCTAAGTATAAAATGCGTGTGATCTCCTCCAAAAAAGCGTATTCTCGTAAGAACTTTTCTTTAAAAAACGCTTGACAACCGCGCAAAGAAGTAGTATATTAAGATCACAGTTTGAAACGAAGGAATTCGCAAATGGCTCGTTATAAGCGTCCTGAACTTAATTACAATGCTAGCGATGTCTGGGCTGCGGCTTGTGCTGCACAACGCATCAATCGTTCTTATATCAAGATCCTTGATCAGGACGCTCCTGAAGATATGCAGACCAATCGCAGCATCGTGATTGGTCTTCTCGCTGACCCGACTATGATCTCAGTTGACGATTTTGAACAGGGTGAGAAGGTCCGCGCATACTACAAGGGATTCACTTTCAAGATCCTGCAAGGTATCAAGATGAGCGATTTTGATAACACTGCGATGGTCATCGCTAACCGCGACGAGATCACGGAACTGTATGATATCGCTGTCATCACTTCGCTGCCTTCTTGTTATCTTCGTTCTAAGGTCCGCGACGACGGCGAGCGCCGGTTGCGTGATGCTGACGGCGGCTTCATTGGTCAGCCTGGTGACAAGGTCACTGAGTCTCTTGAAGTCATTCGCTGCGTCTTTTCTAATAATTTCAATGTGCATTTTGTCACTGGGCTGACGCCGGATAATGAAGCAGTGTTCTTCAGCTACCGTGACAAGATTGCTGTGGGTACTAACATCCTCGTGCAGGGTACGGTGAAGGCTCATCGTGACGACTCCACGCAGTTGACACGCACGAAGGTGTTTTGAGTTACGAGAAGCGGACAAGTCCCGAGTGGTATTTCGTAAATTGGGTCTCCCTTAAATGGGTTGTAAATTCCCTAGGTGTACTGACTTGTCCGCTTCTTGTATTTTTTCAAGGGTTAGGTGATGCAATTTGCAATATGTGACGAACGCGGAAAAGCATCTCTTTGGTGTGAACAACATGATGTGTTATCAGATGGTCGAATCACTTTTAAAGTGATTAATGGATTATGGACTGGAATCTATGATCCTAAAAAGTACGAAGTATATGTGAATTATACCAAAGAAACTCACTACGGTAAGTTGATTTGGCAGGGGCGAGCACCGTTCGATGAGTATGAGTACAATGACGCATTGAAGTGGATCAACGAGCAAGTTGCGTTGACGAATGGTGAACTCCGTGATTGGATTTATGTTGATAACGGTAAGGCAGATTATACTGAAAATTATGAAGACTGTGAAATTCCGTTTTAATAGAGGTTGTTATGGCTGGTTGGAATACAATTCAAGAAATCCGTAGGCTTGAAGACGAATTTGATAAGGTCGGGCTAAAGATCGCAAAAGCCAGGGAATCCTCTTGGTCTAATGGTATTGATTTTATAGCATTGATTCCTAAGGATGCAGATAGTCTTCCTCTCTATGCCAGGGACGCTGAAATATTCTCAGGCACCATTGAGGATGCTCGGCGGTGGCTTCAAGGCTTGACATGGGCCAGAGACTATGATATGTTACTAAAACTAAGTGACGACAAGAAGCGTTCTCGCTACGAGCAAGATGAGCGTAATCGTCAGTTGGTCCGATTGTTGAAGAATGAAAAAGTGGATACAAAATGAACAAGCGTATTGAAGAACTTGCCGATCAATGCCGTGAAAAGCATGGTCGTGGTTTTGGTAATGGCGTCATGGGTGATTATGAAGAAACTTTCAATGAAGAAAAGTTCGCAGAGTTGATTGTGAAGGAATGTCTTGTTAAAATTAAAGTTTGGGAACAAGATAGCCGCAATCATGTTTCCTATCTATTAGCACACCATTTTGGAGTTGGACAATGAGTGCATCTTGGATTAATAAGTTAAACGAGAGCGACAGCCGTCTTCATAAAGAAGATATTATTCTTCAAGCGTTGACTGCTGCAAATCTAGGTAACGAGATTTCTAAGCGATTTCTGCGCGGGCTTTGGTTTTGCTACAACCCGTATCTTACTTACGGAGTGAAGCAGATTCCTGTCACCGTTGGTATTGTTGACGCCGAGAATCCTTGGGACGAGTTCATGTATGATCTGGTTAATCAGTTAGCTGATCGCACCTTGACTGGTCACGCTGCTCGTGATGCGTTACAAGGCATGGCAGAACGATTTGATAGTGACGAATGGAACACATTTCTTGCCCCTATCCTTCGTCGTGACATGCGTTCTGGTATCAGTGATAAGACTATCAACAAGGTTTGCAAGAAGACTGTGTATGAGATTCCAGTGTTCGGGTGCCAGCTTGCGACCAACAGTGAGGGCCGCCCTGAGATGCGGGGCACGAAACGGCTTGAGCCAAAGTTGGATGGTGTCCGTGTGCTGCTTACTGTCACCCCTACTTCAGGTCCACTAGTGGGAACGGCAGTCTGTTATAGCCGTAACGGAAAAGTTTTTGAAAACTTCACTCATATTGAAGACCAAATACTGGTTGCGTTTGAAGCAATGTGTCAGGCTGCAACTAACTTTGATCAGGGTCGTTTCATGGCTGAGGGTTGCGTCTTTGATGGAGAAGTGATCGGTAACACTTTCCAAGAACTCATGCGACAGGCTCGTCGTAAGGAAGATGTGCAGGCTACTGATTCGGTATTCAATATCTTTGATGTCATTCCGTTGAGCGACTTTAAAAATGGTCATTGGAATGCGCAGTTATACAAGCGAGTGGCTATCCTAGAGTCCCTGCGTTCAGTGGTAGAGACGATGCCTAATGTTGAACTGTTGCCCCATCTGATGGTTGATCTTGATACCTATGAAGGTAAGAATCAGCTTGAGCGTTATGCTAAGGACCAGGTGAATGCAGGGTTTGAGGGTATCATGATCAAGGACCTTGACGCTCCATACGAGTGCAAGCGTAGCACTAGCTGGATGAAATGGAAACCTACTATCACAGTTGATCTGGAAGTCATCGGCGTTGAAGAAGGTACTGGTCGTAACAAAGGCCGGCTTGGCGCACTGGTCTGCGAAGGCGAAGATGATGGAAAGCACATCACTGTCAACGCAGGCTCAGGGTTCTCAGATATTGAGCGTGACAGTCTATGGGCTGATCGCAATCTGATCATTGGTCGGACAGTAGAAATCATGTGTGATGTCGTTACACAAAATCAAGATGGCACGTACTCATTGCGCTTTCCGCGCTTTGTTCGTTTCAGGGATGACAAATAAGAGAGCAAGTGACAAGGTACAAGAGCTGCTTGATTCACGGCTAGCTGTAAACAAGAAAGCAAGAGAAAAAGATGAAGCCTGAACCCGTTCATCACGATTTGCTTGGTACACAGATCAAAGTAGGTGACTATGTTGCTGTTCCAAATGGTACTACCATGTATATCGCTATTGTAACTAAACTACACAAGGTTATGGTTGGAGTTACAGCACCAAATAAAATTTATCAAAGTAACTACTACCCAAAGAATCTTGTCATACTCGGGGGACCTCAACTAATAATGTATCTGCTGAAGAAGTAACTTTTTCGGTTGACTTTTCATTCTGTTTATGATAATTTTTAGATAATGACCCGCGATGAATTAACAGATTTCTTTAAATATTGCCAAGCGAGAGGTGACAAAGTGTATTATTCTTACGGTGAATTTGACAAGCTAGCGAAAAAGACCGATGTGCTTGAAAAGATGCTAGCTGAAACGATCAGTGCCCTTGAAAAGGGTATTACCCTTGACCAACTGTTGAAGAAAAACAAGACGGTTCGGACATGGTATGACGCAGATATCCAATCTCGTGCAGCACAAGAGGCGGCCGCAATAAAAAACGCTGCTCGTCAGGCTAAGTTTGCCGAAAAGCAGCGTCTGGAAAATGAAGCCCGTGCGGCTGTAATGGCAAAAATGACGCCGGAAGAAATTGAGGCATTTGGTCTAAACAAGAAGGGAGCAAAGAAGTGAGTGAAGTATTAAACATTGATCCTGAAGTTTATGCAGAAATCCTGCGTAACACTGACAAGAAGAACTACATGGTCATAAATGATCGCATCCTGCGCAAGGTTACAGTTTCTTTGGTAAAGTCTGGACACGCTACCTTCTTGTTCCTCACAGACGATGAGGTTCGTGAATACTGGGAAAAGCTGGTTAAAAATGCTGCTACTACGGTGGCACGGCGTAAGAAAGCACGAGAAATCTATGAGATCAAGATCAACGCTTGGAATCGTCTGAGCGAGGCTGATCGCAAGACTCTCAAGCTCCGGAAGCCAGCCGCACCACGTGGGTAATCCAGTACTAGAGATAGTGAACGCAAATATATTCTTAGCACATCACTATGGCTGGTACGTGACCGGTACACATGGACCCAGCGGTGAAAGCGTATATGTAGTTACTCCCGATCTTGCAATATGGGTTGAAAAGCAACCAATATATATGTGGAAGCATTATGATCATGGCCCGGTAGAGGGATTAAACTATTACCTACTCAGCGAAGAATTGTTGTCTTGGATGATATTGAGGTGGTCATGAAGTTACGAGAAGATCCAAATCAAGTAACTGATTATACGAGCCGGGAACTAAAATTAAGAACCGTTAGGGAAAGAGGATGGGTAAGTTGGGGAATAGCTTTCGGAAGACATCATGTTTACTTACTCAGGCCTGATGTTGAACACTGGGTAAAACAACAAGATCAGTCTAAGTGGATACAGCATGAACTTGAATGGCAAGCAGAGTATGTTTACCAGTTCACTGACGACTTTATGCCACTGCTTATATTGAGGTGGTAATGAAGTCGGAACATAATTACGCCCTTGAGGATCGGCTGGCGCAGGCCGCAACTACCGGTATGACCGTCGCAGTTTGGGCTACTGAAAAACCAGATGCTATCTTTATACATGACCCATCTGGAAAAACTCATACTTGGGGGAAAGTAAACCAAACAGCTAACCGAATCGTGCGACTATTACGAGAAAGCGGACTGAAAGCCGGCGATGCTGTAGCTATAGTCTGTTCAAATAGGGCAGAATTCGTAGAGGTATTGAGTGCCACACAGCGAGCAGGACTGAGAATCACGCCGATAAACTGGCATCTGACCGCAGATGAAATCGCATATATTATACATGACTGCGAAGCTAAAGCAGTATTTTATGAGCAGCGAGTGGTAACTGCAACTGCGGTCATGCACCAATGTCCTGACGTTCTCGTTAAGGTATCTATAGGCGGTGAGATTTCAGGATTCATTGACTATGATACTGCTTTAGCTATTTTAGATGGAACAGACATTCCTGATCCTATTCTAGGAAATCGTATGATGTATACCTCCGGTACTACAGGCCGACCTAAAGGTGTATATCACAGTCAGGCAGCACCATTATCCCTATCCTCCCGTCGTGGATATGATCACTTGACCTCAGTTCAACTATGTGCTGGTCCAGCTTATCATACTGGACCTTTAGCGGTTGATGTCATTGCGGCTATGATAGTCGGATGTCAGTTAATTTTCATTGACAAATGGGATTCCGAACTAGTTTTGCAAACCATTGATGTTAGGCGTGTTACGCACTGTCATATGGTACCCATCATGTTCCAACGACTTTTATCCCTGTCGCCTGAGGTCAAATTAAAGTACGACATTTCCTGTATGGTGTGTATTATCCATGGAGCGGCACCTTGTCCGATAGAGACCAAGCGGGCCATGATAGCATGGTTTGGCCCTATAATAAATGAATATTATGCGGGGTCTGAGGGCGGTGCAGGATTTGCAATCTCATCACACGAATGGCTTTGGAAGCCCGGCAGTGTCGGTAAACGTCCTGGAGTACTAGGGGCTAAGATTTTGGATGAGCAAGGCAACGAGTGTCCTGCAGGAGTGCCAGGGATCGTCTACCATAAACTTCCCACCGGCAATTCATTCACTTATTACAAAGATAACACCAAAACGCTGAACAATCGGGTAGGCGACTATTTTGCTCTAGGCGATATCGGATATTTTGATGAGGACGATTATCTCTTTCTGACTGGACGTGATGCTGAGACTATCATCTCAGGTGGGGTGAATATCTATCCACAGGAAATTGACAACGAATTGATCAAGCACCCTGCAGTCGCTGATATCGCTACTGTGGGAGTTCCGCATGATGAATGGGGAGAACAGGTCAAGGCAGTCATATTGTTAAAACCCAATTATGAACCTTCAGAAACTCTTGCCCGAGAAATATTAGACTTTGGTCGCAGTAATCTGCCGTCCTTCAAGATTCCCCGGAGTGTTGATTTTGTTACTGATTTACCACGCACAGACGCTGGCAAAATACTAAGAAACAAGGTTCGTGCTCTGTACTGGGACGGACTAGATCGCCAGATATAATTAGATGAGCAAAAATAAACGATTAAATACTACTATAACGGAGATGCAGAATGAGTGATGACAATGATGAACCAGAACCATTTCCTGAG